GCCTTCTCGTGCTGCGGCTCGCTGCGGCTCAAGGGCGGCCATTTCATTAGCCCCTCGATACTGTTTAGCCGCGTCCGCTGCCATCATTAATGGCGACGTGTACCCAAAACTTGTAGGTTTAGCATTTCGGGTAGTGCTCAACTGTTTGGCGTCGGCGTACTGCTCGTTTAATCCTATTAAATGAGCCTTATCCTGAGAGCCTGCGCGTAACGCCTGAGCTAATTCATTTATGTCTTGCATAGTAAACCTCTGTTATCCCAACATCCCTAGTGCTAACGCAATAGGCGCAAGGTAGGGCATTGCCGTCATAGCCGCTGCGCCTAAACCCCCCGCCGCGCTCGCGGTTACGGGTGCCGCGCCTGCGGCTAAAGACGCGCCTCCGGTTCCGGCGGCTAGTGCGCCGCCCGCGCCGCCCCCACCTACAACCGCGCCTCCGCTAGTTAACGCGGTATTAGCGGCTGCCGTTGACAACCCCCCTGCGGTGGTGGCGGCCGGCATGGCTGTTTGAGACATAAGCGCTGCGGCAGTTGGGGATGCGCCGGTCGTAGTGGCGGTCGTGCCTGCGGTTGAAGGTGCGCCCCCAAACATGCCGGATTTGTACCCCTCTACGCCTAACTCTCCCGCGCCCATTATGTTGCTAGATCGGGCTTGGTTTTCTTGGCTTTGAGCTAAGTTTTCCCCCGCCGCCCTTTCGATTTCGGCTCTTAAAAAGCCAGGTGTCGCGCCGCCTTTAGCGCCTTTAAAACTACCATATCCAAATGCGCTCATTACGAACCCCCTGCGAATGTTTCTGTTAAGTCATCAATAGTGCTAGCGCCTTGGAGAGCTTTAGCCTCATTTAGACTGTTGCCGCGCTTACCTAAGTACTCTTCGATTTGCTGTGAACGTAAAGCGTTTGCACGCTCGTTAGTCGATAAATTTACGCCAACCTCTTGGCGGCCTTCACCTACTGAGCCTAACCTAGCTTGTTCGTACGCGTCGTTTTTGCCGCGACTGAAGTTATCAAACGCGGTGTCATACGCGGAGTCGCCTTGACGTAGCCCTCGGTTAGCCATCTGTATGTCAAACCGCTGTTGCTCTTGCGCAAACCGCGGGTCTAGTCGAGACGTCGATCGGGCGTAGCTAGCGTCTTCTGCTTGCTGTCGGTTGGCCATAGGGTCAAACCCCACAACCTCTCCAAACTGGTCAAAGTTGGCCGGGGCCCCCATTTCGTTCTGGATGGCTGAGGTTTTGTCCCCCGCCATTTGAGAATAGGATGCGTTGTTGGCTAACTGGGAGTCTAGTATCGCCTGCGTGGGCGCATTTAGGTTCTGATTTTGTGTCCACTTAGTCACCGCCTCCCCCGTAGCAGGGTCTATAGTCTGCTCGGTCCCCCAAGAAGTGCTACCAAAAGGGTTAATTTGGTCTGGGCGATCAGCGTAGGTAACGTCTCTCGCAGTTTCGCGGGAAAACTCCCCCTCAGTTCGCGCTGCCCCCACTGTGTCTGGGGGGCTACTTGATTTTTTGCCCATGTTAGGCTGCCTCTTTTTTAGGTAGGAAGATACAATTTTCCGGCTTCATTTCCATTACGAGATAATCTACGCCGTCGGAAAACGCCTCTTCTAAAACTGTCTTTATGGTGTAACCCATGTGTTTGTTGAGTTTAATGGCTTTAGTGTTGTTGCCTGGTACTAACCCATATACACGTTTTACGCCTTTTACGTTAAACGCAAAGTCAAAGCAGCACTCCAAGAACCCGTGACGCAGCAGCATCGGCCTAGTCATCATAAAATGGCATTGAACGCTGTTGTTTGTCCAATTATCCATAATCGCTGCACCTACCGTCTCATTTGTGTCTAAGTCCACTGCCATTATCCCACAAGTGTCTTCACACCGTATAATAGGGACCTGTTGGTTAACCCAGCCCCAATCCGTTGGGCCATCAAAAACTCTTATTTGGATGTTCATCGTCGTAGGGTTCCTATTTAATACATTGGCCCGCCGGTGCTGTATATTACATCCCACCCGAGCAGCTTTGTTTTTGCGCGACACGTACCGCGTGTGGCGATTGCGACGTAGCGCCCGTAACCCCATCCGCCTCCGATAGTTGGAAAAGATACCCCTTCATCTGAGGCCCATATAGCTGTGTCCCAGTTGCTCGCATCCCAGACACCGCCTATAAAGTCCGACGGCTCGGTTAACTGAAAATCTAACGCTTCGGTTAAATCAAAATCGTAGCGCGCCTGGTTACTATACGCGGGCGGTAGCGACGATATAAAGTCCGGTCGAATTAGTTTAACACGTTTATACACCCCCGCAACGCTTAACGGGGAGTAAGAGGTCAAAATAGAAAACCCAATCTCTTCCCCGTTTTGTCCGGTAGCTGGGGGTGTTATCTTAACGTCGTCGAGCGGGGAGTCCATTATCATTACGCGGCCATCTTCTGTGCCGAAAATAACTGAATTGCCAAACTCCGCAAAACATAACATGGGCACCCCACGCCAAAAACCCCACCCGCGAATAGCAGAGTTATAAAAGAATTGTATTGGGTCTTGACCTACTAGCGTAGGGGTGTTGATTAAGAGTCCGCCCTCTGAGGGTATAAGAGACACACCCCACCCGCGTAGATTAATTTTGGTTTTCATAGTGCTACGTATTACCGACGCTATCTTGTAGGCGATACCGCTTGTATTTGTTTCTGCACTCAGTACGCTAGTGTCTACTCCTTGCAGTAAATCGTTCATACTGGTTAAGCCGAACGCGGACAAGAGGCGTAACTCACCCCCCTGCTCGCTACCAAATCTAGGGGTGTTAGGTATGGCACCAATATAATAGACGCCTTTCATACCCCAATCGGTTTCTGTTGGGCCTGAGCCGGTGTAGAGAATAACATCCCCCGCCTGGCTAACCACAACTAGAATATCATCGACCCCGTTACCGCCATCGACTGACCAACTAAACAGCCCTGCTAGGGTACCGCCTTGGTTGAATTTATCGCCAAAATACTGCTCGGTAACAGTGCCTGAACTCGCCAAAGCCGGTAGATAATACCCGACTGTGCTTTTTTTAACGGCAAACCATACGTTGTTTTTGTGCTGCATAACGAATTTAACATCAACTTCGTCTATGCCTGTGACTATGCCTGTGTTTGTCCACGTTGTTGTAGACGCATCGTAGGAGTATAAACCGTTGATGTTATCCGCATAAAATAACACGTCGGTTTCAGCTTGGTTAACAAAATGTACATATGTGCCGTAGCCGGCGTCCTCTTGTTGATCACCAAAAGCGACTAAAAGGCTCGGCGTTGCAGCGTACCCCGTAACGTCCCAGATGCCTTCGTTATTTATGGCAAATAGTTTGTTTCCGGTGTCCCCCTCTTGAGCACTATCAAAGGGTATTATGGTGTGTATGCCTGCGTTTAAGCCATCACTAACCCCTATCTGGTGCTCTCTATACCCTTCACGAACGGTCATGCCTTGCTCTGAGGGGACTAGATTATAGGAGTAAAGACACGTTGTTAACTCGTCCATATCTAACGTGTTACGAACGTCTACGCCGCCTATAGGTGAAGGAAAACGAAAAAGCTCGTTTGAGCGTTTCTGGGAAACCCCCATAACCCCTCTGCCGCCGATCACAAGCCGAAACCAGAATCGCCCACATTGTAGGCTGACAGTAGGGGAAAACCCCCGCGTTTGCGGCCGGCGTTAAGAACAGGGGCGGCTTTGTCGGTACCCGTCAGAAAAGCAAATATCTGGTTAAAGTCTGCCTGCGCTTTAGTTGTGTCGAAACCCCCTGATTCGAGGTATTTAACCTTTACGGCGCGAGTGATTAGCGTCTTGTCGAAAAGAGGTACATCAGAGGCTAATGCTACCTCCCCTGTGTACACGGGGTCTGCGGGGTCGCCATTAAACACCCACGCCGTCGACTGATATTCAAAATTTATGTCAAGGCCGGCGGGAGGGTTTTCAGGGAATATGTTAAATTTGCCTTGAGCTATGCGGAAACTCGCGTAAAGCGTGTTAGAGGCTAAGTCACGGCCTTTCAGATAAGTCCACTCTTGCGGCGATAAAGGGCCGCCAAGGGGCACGTTTTTAGACCTGTCCCATTGAGTTTGGTTAAGTATGTACCCGTAATCGGCGGGCATATCGTATACGCCGGTGTCGCCATCTGCCGTCTGTATTCTGTGGGTTCTAGTTAGGTTTTCCCAAGGGTACGCCTGCATAAGTTCTTCGCCGGCGGTGTTAAGTAAATAACGTAACTGGATAAAGAACGGGTCTTGGCTCGCAATAGGGTCGTTGACAGGCGCTATGCCTACTTCGGCGGCAACGCGGTTAAGTATGTTTGTCGCCGTTATGTTCGTGTTGCCTGCCATGCTTCACCTATTTTTGTCTGCGTTTTTTAGTTGCGGGCGCAGCAGGGACCTCTACGGCTGCGTTTTCATCTAAGTCTTTGGCTAACACGTTTTGCAGTTTAGCTTCTTCTGCCGCCGGCGATGTTACGTTTGCCAATACCGCGTTATTTTTTCTAACATTAGCGGCTATTTTTTCACCTTCTTCAGGGTCGTTTAATCGGCGCTCGACTTCATCTTTTGCGTTGATGTCTTTACTAGCCTCCCCCAACAACGCTGCTAACTTGGCTTTTAAATCGTCAATATCGGCCTGCATGTCCGCTTTTTCGCGGTTATCAACCGCTTTTTCATTTAGCTCCAACCATTTTACCGCTTTATCGCGCATAGTGTAGCCGCCCATAAAGTTTTGTATGTTGGTGTCTTTAACTGTCGCTAGTTGCTCAA